CGGCTGCTCGGGGATGACTTCCAGGTGCTCGGCGTGCAGTTCGGTGGCGCAAGCCCCAACTCGCAGCTCGCTGACATGCGCACCTTCATCTGGTGGCAGACACGTGAGGCGCTTCGCATGGGCCTCGTGCTGCCCAATGACCAGAGCCTTGCAGCCCAGCTCACGGGGCCCGAGATCGATCACGACAAGCGCGACAAGCTACGTCTTGAAAGCAAGGAAGACATGAAAGAGCGCCTGCCGGGTATTGGCTCACCCGACCGGGCGGACGCTCTGGCGATCAGCTTCGCCTACAACATCCAGCCGCGCGACACGACACAGATCCGTGGCGGAAGCGCGCACGCCAAAACCGACTATTCACCTTGGGACCGGGCATAACCATGGGATCAGCATTCAAAGGTCTTCTGCGTCTGGGAAACAACGTCAGCCCGCACACCTGGGTGCTCGGCAAGAAAGCTTCGGCAGGTATGGACCTCGGTGGCCAGGCGTTCGGCGCGTACGACAAGAACTATCAGCCGAGTGACATCGAGGCGGCGCCTTCGCCGGTCAACGATGCAGGAGCCTACGTTGCACGCGACAACATCCGCAGACGTGCAGCGCGGGCGCAGGGGCTCAATTCGACGATTCGCACGAGTGCTACCGGGGCGCCCTATACGGGGGCGCCTGCAACCTTACTCGGGGGATAGACATGGCAATCGTCAGTGGCGCCTTTACCGCGCAGGACCAGGTATCAGCGGCGATCTCTGTTGGCCAGGGCGACATCCTGCGCCTCAACATCACGAGCACGGACTTCGTTGGAACGATCTCGGCCGAGCAATCCATGGGTGGAGGCGCGGTCTGGCAGCCCGTGGGGACCTTTACGATTGGCGCTGATGCGATCAGCGGGCCCGGCATCTTTCGCCTGCGGTGTTTCCACTACTCATCGGGCACCGCCAACTATTCGCTGACCAATGTCGATGTGACGGTCGATCCGCCACCCGTCACGGTGGTGGGCGAGGAGTTCGTCATCAATGGCGACTACTGCGACAACACCGGCACGACGGATGTCACAGACGCATTCACCGTCATGGCACGCCGGGCCTGCGGGCTCGATGATGACGGCACCGGAGTGGTAGGCACGGCAAAGCCGATCCGCATTGGTCCGGGCTCGTATCTGCTGAAGGCGTGGAGTCCGACGGACTCGAGCGGCTATGGCCTGCCGGTGAATCTCACGGCCTCTCCGGGCAGTGTGCGGATACTGAACCGCCTGAGCCTATCGAATACGCGCTCCGGTGCGATCGACATGGATTACGAGTCATGGCAGAGCGCGAACAAGGTCCAAGTGGCCGTGACCTCTGTCACCGAAGGCTATGCGCCTGCCACGTTTGGATTCCCCGCCGCGGCCAACAACGACGATACCGTCTCGATCCTGAACGTCGCGGACTCAACCGGATTCTCCGAAGGAGACTGCGCGACGATCATCTGCCAGAACAATCTCCCGCACACCAACAGCTCGAGCTCCAAGAGCCGCATTGGTGAATCCTTTCGCGTGCTGAATGTGGATGCGACGCACATCTACGTGCATGGCCGCTTGAGCTTCCACGACTTCTACGAGAGCGCGATCTACGTCACGCGTTACAACACGACACGCACCTTCCGCGCGTATGGCATCAACTTCGAGGGCGCCGCAACGACCATCGGCCGGACCACCGCGACACCCTCCCAGCTCGATCATGGCGTGTGGGGCCGCACGACGAGTTCGATCGTGTCGATCAATCGCTCCGGGACGACGGCAACCGTCATTACAGCGCTGCCCCACAACCTGACCGCCGGCCAGTTCGTACACATCACAGGAGCGGTAGAGGACAACTACAACGTCACTGTAGCGGTCGCGATCGTCGATGCGACGACCTTCACCTACGCGATGCCGACCAAGAACGATGCCAACACCACGTTCGGCACGGCGCCGGGCTCTGCGAGCACGCCTGCAACGGGGACGATCGTCTACGCGGATGCCTTTGCACCGCTCGACACGAATACTCTGACCACGGCGGTCGTGATCCGGAATGCCGTGGGTGCAAGCTTCGACAACTGCGAGTTCAATGACTGCTGGGGTTCGGGCGTAAGGTTCTACTGCAGCCCCGAGTGGCGTGTCCGCAATCTCAACTCCCGTGGCCTGCCGAACGCCGGCACCTCAGCGCTTGCGTATGGTGGCGGACGGCTGGGCTATGTCGTGCTCGCCTACGGCCACAGCTCCAATGGCGTGTGGAGTGGCGGCACGGTACGAAACTCCCGCCACGCGTTCACCACAGGCGGCAAGGATGCAGGCTATACGCCCACCGTCGATGGCAGCTCTGCCGCGTGGACCGTGCTCGGTCAGCCGACGCAGATCCTGATCAAGAATGTCGATGCCTACGAAGCGTGGGGTATCCCCTTCGATACGCACGAAGAAGGCTCGGACATCGTGTTCGAGAACTGTCATGTGTACAACCCCCAGCGCGGACCTCAGGGTGGCTCGTACACCGGCACGGGATTTCAGAACCGCAGCCGCAATACGCGCTTCATCAACTGCTCTCAACGGGGAGGACAGTTCGGCATCCGCAACCAGGCGACCGAGCAGCTGGGAATTGCGGCTGGATATGGCGTCTCATCGATCCCTGCGCCCCTCACCTACACGGTGACGAGTCTCACCCAGGCGGCAGGGGTTGCGACATTCGTGCACGGGACCGGCATCAATTCGGTCAACACGGGCGCGCATCTCATGCCCGGGGACATGATCCGTATTCGAGGTGCCATCAACGACACGGATCAGGGAAACTACTCCGTAACAGTGCCGGTGCTCACCTACACCGAGAGCACCAAGACCGGCACGTTCACCCTGCCGACGAAGGATGATCTCGGCAACACATTCGCGGTGGCGCCGGCGAGTGTCTCCACCCCTGCAACCGGCACCATCACGCTGCAGCCCTTCGCGCGCAATCAGATGGTGGTGCATAACTTCCAGTTCGACGGCCTGCGCAAGGGCAAGTCGGGCGGCCTGATTCTCGATCGGCAGAATTCCCTCTCATGGAAGAGCAAGGTGCTCGTCAACGGGCTGACGGGTACCCGTACCCAGAACCTCATCAACGCAGATGATGCGGTCGTCGTGGATGCGGACAACCTCGTCGCCTCTCAGCTCGTTTACGACAGCTCGAGCGACCAGTCGGGCTGCGTGATCGGTACCCTGAATGTTGCGGTCGTTCATGTGGGTCGCATGACACTCGATGTCACCGACTCGATCTCCAATGCGCCTGGCATCTATCCGGCGCGCATGAGCAACGCCTCCACGGTCACGATTGGTCACCTGCACCTGAAGCAGCACCCGACCTACCTTGCATGTCCGCGCGTGTTCGAGAACAAGGATGCGACGAGCGGCAAGATCGTGGGCCTTGGCAAGCTCACGTACGACAATCCGGGTGGCCTTGCGCCCTCCACCTCGTTCGCGATCATCAAGATCGGGCAGGAGGCGAATTTCACCTGGCTCTTTGGTGGCGAGGAACTCTCGATTCCCTGTCAGACCGCGGCGATCACCAATGCGACGGTGACCGTGGGTCAGAGAAGTTGCTTCAACCGCTTCGTGCTGAGACGCGCCGGAGTGATGCTCGATGCAAATGCGGTCGGGACGGTCACCGTCGATGTCAAGGCGAACGGTACGACGATATTCGGCGCATCTAAGATTGTCGTCGCAGCGGGGGCCGCGTCATCTGACGCCGCCGTGCCGACGTACTCCAATCTGCTCCTGCCTGATCCCTGCGCGCTGACAGCGACCGTGATCTCAACGAGTGGCGCGGAGACTGCGAAACTCAACAACGTGAGCCTGACCGGTTACTACGTATGACGTCGTACAACCCGTTCACGCGCGATGAGGATCGCGAGGCAGAAGCCCGAAGCGAAGCCCGGCGCGCACACGAGCTGTGGAGCCTTGAGCAATCGCGCAAGGGACTGACCGCGGAGAATCGCGAGGGCTCGGCCTGGCTTCCTCGAACAGAGGATGGATGGATGACCTATGGCTGATGGTGCATCCGGCGAGAGCCGGTTCAAGATCGCGCAGCGGCGCCTGACCGAGATGCGCACGGACCGCGAGAGCTGGGAGCCCCACTGGAAGGAGCTGCAGGACTTCTTTCTCACGCGCCGTGGGCGATGGATCACGGACACCAAGACCAATCAGGGCAGCAAGCGCAATCAGAAGCTCGTTGACCCATCGCCGAAGTTCGCCGCACGCACCCTCGGTGCAGGCATGCATGCGGGCAGCACCAACCCTGCCACACCGTGGTTTCGCCTGACCACGCCCGACCCTGAACTGATGGAACTGCCTGCGGTCTCGATGTGGCTCTATAGCGTCGAGAACCGCATGCGCGATGTGTTCGCGCGCTCGAATCTCTATTCCGTGCTGCCCACGCTCTACATGGAGGCGGGGGTATTCGGAACCGCGCCGATG